ATTGATTTCAAAGTAAAGGAACTTCCCGAAATGCAACAAGATTACAAACTAATGAGTGAATGGGTTGTAAGTTTGGTGAATAGCGGAATGATAACAAGAAACAAAGGTTTGGCAATCTTAGGAATCGAACAAAGTGAAGACTCTAACATGGATTTATTAACGGTTAAAGATGACATTCTAACGTTAGAAGATGCGCTCAACCCATTAGAAACAAACATAACTTAAAAAACTAATAAAATGGCTTTTAAATTTGAAATAATAAACAATGCTTTGCAAGTTTCAAATACTTCAAATGGCGATGTTTTAATATACTTACCAGCTCGAGATGCGTGGTTTAGTGAAAATGATTTAGACAATGATATAGTTAGCGTTTACGGTATTAGTGGTCATTCTACTTTTAGAGACTTGAACCTATCTGAATGTGTTGACGATGAAGACACGCCTTTTACAGATTCATCTTTTAGAACATGGTGTTCTATTAACTTGGGAAATAGCAACGGGGGTGCGTCCTCGTTAACAACGGGTTTTATCGACTATAATGACACTACAGGCTCTATAAATTTAACTGCTGACACTTGGACTGACGTACCTAATAACGGATTGGGTGCTTTTACAAATAAGACTTACAAGCCAGAATTAGTAAACGAGGTAATGAATACAAGTACAGGTTATTTAGATTTTAGCGAATTAACATTAGGTAGTCAAATATTAATAAGAAATGACTTCACTATAGTACCAAATACGAACAACTGTTTATTAGAAGTTCGGTATTTATTGGGTCAAGGTGCAGGTGAGTATGCTCTAAATTTTTGGAGTGAAAGACTTGATAATGGTAGCGGTATTGATTATCAAAGAGTAATACCTTTCCCTATTTATATGGGTGACACTAATACACAGGGTGGTGTAGGTAAATTACAAGTAAAATTATCAACTAACGGCACTCTAAACAATTCAGGAAGCTATATAAACATTCAATTAAGATAAAATGGGTCAGATAACAGTATATAAAGATTCAGCAGCAAACGCTATATTTATAGAAGATGCAAATGGTGTTCAATTCTTAAACTCACTTCAAGCAACTAATTCAACAGGCGTTTCTATTCACGATCTTGCTAGGGATATTGATATTGTAACGGATGCTGCGTTTGGGGATTTCGTTGATAATAATGGTAATAGCTACGGTAATAACTCAACAGAGGTTTGCAACGCTTTAAACGCTATCTTTCAGTCAAGCGGTACACCCACAGGGAGTTTACCGAGCATCACTAGTTCGTTAGCAATATCATTAACAGAGGGGGAAACTTTGAATTATGAGTTAACCGCTGATTATGGAGTAGGTTATGAGTGGGACTTATCAAACGTTAGCGGTGTGACAACGGTAGAGGGTAATGTGCGGAAGTTAATTGGTGGTTCAAGTCTTTCGGTAGGTACTTACAACATACCTGTAAAGGCTATAAACTACAACGGAGAGGATAGTAAAACAATTGTATTAACAGTTTCTACACCTCCTTTTTCAAACACTAAAAGCGTCAAACTAAATAATCAAGATTGGTTAGGTACAAACGCAGCCCTATTAGATGCTACCTTTGGTAGAAGTGGTAATGGTAGCGGTTCATCAGATGCTTGGGGTTTTGGCTTTTATTTCAAACCATCTGCGGATAATCAGGGTCAAGTTATTTTTTACGTAGGGAATAATGACATCACTAATCAAGGTTACATTGAGTTAAGACAAATCAATTCTAGTGGTCAGAAGCTATTAAGGCTAAGGTACGGGTCAAACAATAACAACCTACGAATGCAGACACCAGCAGGGAGTTTGTCGGTTAATCAATGGCAATACATTTGGGTGGGTTATGATGGTGGTACAACAGGCTCGTCTAGTAATAATCTTAGTGATTATTATAGTAGGTTTACAATAAAGATAAATAACGTAACTCAAACACTATCTAACAGCCACTCTAATTATGGGTATAGTGGTTCTATCGTTTGCCAAAACGCAAGAATAGGTAGGTTTGTATCGGGAAATTATTTAAGAGGTGCTAATGTAGATGAGTTTGCGATTTGGAATAGTAATCAAAATTCAAATACTTCCGATATTTACAATAATGGCGTCCCTTTTGATTTAAGTACCTTAACCGATGAGCCTAGACATTGGGCAAGGATGGGTGACAAAAATGACTCATACCCTTATTTACAAGATTACGGAACACAAGGAACTCTTATATGGGAAATGAATAATATGACAAGTGCTGACATAGTAAGTGACGTACCATAAAAATAATACCTTTTTATCATAACTGCAATTTAATGACGACCGATCAATATAGAAAAAGATGGATTAGAAGACATAAAAAGTATGAGCAACAAGCTTACGGTATTTTTATTGCCGCTTTTCGTGAAATGGCTAACAAAATCCCTTTTGATTTATTGACAGAAAGCAATTACGAAATTATTGTTTCATCAAGCATAACAGAGCCTGATTTACAAAATGCTTATTTTGATGTATATAATAAAGTAGGAAAGCAAGAGGGAGAGCGCACAGGTCAAATGTTAAACAAACAGATAGAACAGTTAAGCAAGGAGTGGACTCTTTCAAACTTTTTGTCAGTATGGGGTAAAAATTTATTTGAATGGATTTTACAAAACGCTTCTTCTAGGGTAGTCACAGTAAAACAAAATTTCACTCAGTACATTGTTGGAATTATTGCTAATGGTTTATTGGAAGGAAAAACACTACCCGAAATAAGTAAACAAATACAAGAGTTTATCAATAATCCTAGAAAAAGGATAAACGGCAAAACGTTTTACAGATGGGAGGCTTTGAGAATTGCCCGAACAGAAACGACAGCAGCAGCAAACTACGCATCAACAGTTTCAGGTGCTATATCAGGAGTGGTTACAGAAAAGGTTTGGATATCATCAGATGACGCAAGGGTAAGAAGACCACCTAAAAGCAAGTTTAACCATGCTGCAATGGATGGTGTGCGTGTAGATTATAATGATAAGTTTTACGTATCAGGAGAGTTTTTGAGTTATCCAGGAGACCCAAATGCAAGTGCAGGGAATGTGATTAATTGTAGATGCAGCTCTGCGGTAGTTCCTAAAAGGGATCGTAACGGTAATTTAATTAGAACGGCTTAATTCTGTTTAGCTTTTGTATGTCACAATAGGAGGCAAACTCTATCGCCCATTCCTTTGGTGGTGTTTTTCCAGCTTCTAAGTATCTGTTTATTGCAGCCATTATTTCGCCTTGTCGCTGTTGGTCGTGAATCCATTTAGGTTTCAACCCTAAAGGTGGTTTCTCAATACTACTGTGACTAACAATGGCTAAATTTAATTGCTTTTCCCAGTCTTGTTTGAAGCGTAAAGGAATAGCTGTATCTTTCAATTGTTCCCAGTTGTTCATCCAGTCAATTACCGCATCTATTTGGTCTTGTGTCAATGTTTTCATTATCTATTAAGTTTTGTGTTTAATTAATCGCAACTAAAATTTAGCCGAGTCCGTTAGGCTTCATTATCCCATTGCTTAAAATATCTATCAATTTCCTCTTTTTGCAATTTGTATAGTTTGTCAAGTTGTTTTATGGCAGATTCTTTTGCTTCTTCAACTGTATTAAAAATACTATCACATGTTAAAGTTACTTTATCAATGTTTTCACCTTTGTAAAAATCATCATTATCCATGCTTTGCCTTATTAACTCTTCAGGTAATTTTATTTTGTATTTGTATTCTGGATTATCAACAGGCGGTAACTCTACTCCAACTATTTCACCTATAGCTATCTCGTTGCTGTTTACTACAAAAAAAACTTTATCGTGTAAGTTAAATTTCTTTTCGTTTCTTAATGTTCCTACATAAGACCAATAATTTCTCATGTAGTTCAATCTGTATATTTCTCTAATGTTCATTTGTTTATATTTTAATAATTAACGAAAGCCAAACAATATGTAACAGGCATTAAAACGACCTGTTACACGGAGAGTTAGAGTGCATTAAAACTATTCTTCTTCGTTATCATTAGCATGTTTTGTTCTTAGCGGTGGGTCGGGTCTATTTTCATATCTGGGTATTGAAGAAAGAAAAGAAGCATCTATAAAACAATCATAGTCTTCTATTTGCTGACCGTCGTTAACAAGATTGGATACATGAATTAAAGCCCTCTCAGTTTCCTTTAAGTGTTTTAAATGAGTCTTTTTAATTTCACGTCTAAGTTGTTTATATATTCTTAAAGTAAAAACCAAAGATGTAATGAAAAAACCAATTACAAGTATTGATATTGTCTGTGTCATAATTCTTTATTTTGCTTTTCGTATTCACTTAGATGCTTTCCACAGTAAACACATTTAGGATCAATTTTAAGATTGATTACATCGTCAATATTAAACTTGCATTTACATTTCTTTTTTTTGAAAATACTAAACATAGTTACTGCTGTTTTTTTTAGTTATTTTGTTTATTGTCAATCTTTAGATGTTCTGCCGATTCCTGCTGTTAGCGCTCCATTTCCCAAAACAAAGCCGAATACATACCAACCCCCATTATTGTCATAAGCATAAATAGCTATCTCTGAATCAATCAGACTGCCAATCCAACTAAAAGGAACAATCATACCGTGCCAAAGCCCTCCCCAAAAACCATAGCAATCAGAAGTGACATACTTAGCTGCATATGGACTTGCTTCTGCACAACCTATCAATATCAGAGATATCATTGCATATATTATTATTTTTTTCATGTCTTGCAAATTTTATCAGTAACGGTTACATTTAGATTACCTTTTTTGATTTAATTAAAAACCCGCCCTAAAATCAATGACCAAAAAGACAAGGGCGGGAATCTAATCAAAATCCTTATGAGTTGTAAATGTAAAGAAATATTAGTTTAATATAAACAATATAGATAAAAAAAATAGTAACCAAAAAAGCAATAGATTTTTTTTATATATTTGTGTGTAATAGATAAATTTTAGTTATGTACACCAAAAAATCATCAATTGAAATAAAGGATATTTCCGAAAAAGGAATAGTGGAAGCATATGCAAATGTATATGACAATGAAGATTCTGACGGAGATATTTCCGCTAAAGGAAGCTTTGTAAAAACTGTCAAAGAAAACAGAAAGAGAATTCGAGTTTTAAAAGATCACAACCCTACAATTACGTTAGGTGTTCCTTTAGAGATTGATGCAAAAGATAGTTACGGACTTAGAACTATAACACAGTTCAATTTACAAAAAGAAGTAGCTAGAGATATGTTTACGGATATTAAACTAATGACGGAAAACAATTTAAACGCAGAATTATCTATAGGGTACAACGTAATAAGCCGAGGACAAAAAGACAAAAGAGTAATTAACGAGTACAAGTTACACGAATACAGTTTTTTATCTAGTTGGGCAGCAAATGAACTAAGCACCGTACAAGGATTTAAAGGAGTACAGAGTTATTACGGAATTCTTGAAATGATTCAAAAAGCATACAATTTACCCTATTCCGACACACGATTAAAACAATTTGAACAGATTTTAAAATCACTTACAAATTCAGAGCCGTCAAAAGACACTTATGAACAAGAAGCCGATGCGAAAAAAATCGTCAAAGCACTAAGTAATTTTAAATATTAACAAATGGAAACAAAAGAAATCACAGACGCTTTAAACAGCGTAAAAGAAGAATTAAAAAAAGGGCTTACTGAAGAGGTAAAAGAAGCTCTTGCGGCATCTGAAGTAAAATCAGCAACTGAGGTAAAGAATGAGATTAAAGGCGTAAAAGAAGAGCTTTTAGAAAAGCTTAATGCAGCACAATCGCATGTAGACAAGCTTGATGTTAAACTTCAAGAAAGCAAAAAACTTAACGAAAAAGAAGAAACTGACGTACTTAAAAAATCAATTCGAGACTCTTTTGAAGAAATTAAAAAGGTGGAAAAGGGAGAAAAATCAAACTTTAAGTTTGAAT